TTTCCAGAACCAGCCCAAGGGCGGTAAATTCCCAGTGCGTAAGGCTGTGGTTAGTCGATTTGAAGGCGGACTGCTTGGGGAGATCGATTACTCCCAGCTAGAATTTCGTGTGGCAGGGATCCTGTCTGGGGATAAGCAGATATTAGATGATGTTACCAGTGGCAAAGATATTCATTCGCAGACTGCAATGATTATTAATAAATGTGCGGCGGATAAGGTTACTAAATCTATGCGACAAGCTGCCAAAGCGTACACGTTTGCGCCACTGTACGGTGGCATGGGGGCTGGAGAGGCTCCTCACGTACAGGAATACTTTAAATCATACTTCGACATCTATTCTGGCCTCAAAAAGTGGCACAAGAAGCTTATGGATGGCGTCATAGAGGATGGCTTAGTTCGCATCCCATGCGGACGCGAGTTTAGCTTTCCAGACGCAGTGCGCTTTAGAAATGGCCGAGTATCTGGGGCCACCCAGATCGTAAACTTCCCTGTCCAAAGCCATGCCACCGGGACTATCGTTCCATTGGCCTGTGTGAGGGCTCTGAAGGTGTTTAAAATGCGTAATCTGCGCTCCAAGTTAATCCTCACGGTCCACGACTCCATCGTGATAGATATCTACCCCGGCGAGCTTGAACAGGTCAAAGAATGCGCTGTCTGGGCAATGCGAGATATTGAAAATGAGATTGAGGAACGCTTTGGCTACAAGTTGCCTATCCCTCTGGATATTGAAATGGAAATTGGAAAAAACTGGATGGAGATGTCGGAAGTGAGCTTGAATTAAGGTTGTTATTAAGGTAAGATATATACTCTTAATCAAACATAGGAAAATCTATGACTGACCTCACAACACTCGCCTCCCCAGAAGAACTTGCCGAAGCTGCAGCTATCTTTGCTGAGCAGGGCCAAGATGAAGCAGCGGTGATTAAATTACCGTTTTTAAAAGTACAGCACGATCCGAAACTTATGATGAAAGTGCCACATGCTCGTATGGGTATGTACTACGTTCATGGGCCCAGCCCAGCGTATGCTGAAAATATCAAAATGAGAGTATTGTTACAGCACACTCAATGGCGACAGCAGTCCACAGAGGACTTCAAAATGATTAACAAATCAATTTTGATGGATAAACGAGGCCAAGAACCTATCGATATGCTTGGTGGTTTACGTTGCGGACGCCCAGAGGCAAGCATTTGGAAAGGGTTTTCCGATGCGGAGAAGAAACCTTATAAGGACATTGTTTGCACCAGAGTGATGCGAGGTATCGTAAGCTATGATGGCATTGATCAGAATGGCGATAAAAAGCGCGTCGAGAATGAGCCTGTGCAGTTTCACATGAAGGGCATGAACTTCATGGCGCTCGGCAAGGTGATAGAAAATCTCAAAGGGTCGGGCAGACAGCTAAGAGATGTGTGGCTGGATATGCATACTGTTGAAGCTGGTATAACCTTTACCACTAGCTTTGGTATCGACTATGATACTCCTGCCCTGTTAACCTCTGATGTCGTGGCCACTTTAAAAGTGTTTAACGATCAGGCTAGGCAAGAGAACGACAGCATTAAGAAAAAGCATTACGCAGCTCTTGGTGCAGTCGATCATGCACCTAGCGATAGCTTTAATGGCTACTCCTCCGCGCTCGAGCACAGCGCTTAGGATTGGCCCTAGAGAAACTAGAGCTAGAACTCAAAGGTCTAATGCAGTCGCTCTCTAATGGAGCGACTGTAGATGTAGACCCCGAAGTATTTGAAGCCGCTGCTGAACAACTCGTCGCAGCCTTTAAAAAACAGCTCACGCAAAAACGAGAAGCAGGATTCAGGGTACGCATGTCCAATGTGGGCCGTCCCTTATGTACGCTCCAAATGGAGAAGTCTGGGGCGGAACGGGAATCGTTCCCCTACAATCATATTATGCGGATGATGATCGGTGATTGTGTCGAAGTTATCACCCGTATGTTGCTCACCATAGCCAAAGTTGATGTCACCAGTGACGGTGATGATGTGACGATGAAGGTGTCAGAAACCATAGTCAAAGGATCGAGTGATATCGATATCGATGGCAAGGTTTTGGACATTAAATCCTCCGCACCTTGGGCCTACAAAAACAAATGGGCCAAGGGCTTTGATGCCCTGCTTGCAGAAGACGATTTCGGTTATGTAGGTCAGTTATTTGGCTATGCGGATGCCCAGAATAAGCCCCCCGGTGGCTGGATAGTTGTAGATAAATCCTCCGGGGAGCTGATGGTGGTGCCTGTCACCGCTACCGTTGATCAGTGTAAAGCCATCAGAGCTCGCCGCAAGCATACTGTGGGGTCGCTTGAAAGTGGTGCGCCCTTTCAGCGGGGCTTTGAAGCCGAAGAAGAGACCTTCCAGCGCAAAGAAACGGGAAAGAAAACCCTCTGCAAAAGCTGTGGGTTCTGCAGCTTTAAAAGAACGTGCTGGCCCAGCGCGAAGTACAAACCCCAAGCGGAATCCAAAGCCAAGTTCCCGCCGCACAAGTGGTACGTTGATGCCGATTAAGACCTCATCAGCCAAAGCAAAAGGGCGCAAGTTGCAGCAATGGACTGCAAAGAAAATACTGTCCAAGTTCAAAGAGCTAGAGCTCGATGACTGTAAAAGCAATCCTATGGGAGCTCATGGCGAGGATGTGCTGCTATCTCCAGCTGCCAGACGGTTGCTGGGGATCACCATAGAATGCAAAGCCCGAAAAAGCATAGCGGTGTACAGCTACGTTGATCAGGCCACCGCCAATGCCCCAAAGGGCATGGAGCCAGTGGTGATCGTGAAGGCAGACCGCAAGCAACCTTTAGCGGTGGTCGATGCAGCCTACTTTTTCAATTTATTAAAACAAGGAGCTCGAAATGGGTCCGATTGATCTCCCCAAAAATACGCTAGCGATTGCCTTCCAAATAGACATGGAAGAGGGCGAGATCAGCGTGATTGCCCAGCATAATCTTGAGCAAGACGAGATGGATGAAGTCGAATACCATATGCAAGTGGATCTGCTACTCGGCCTGCAAATGATGCTGGATGCAGCCCCAGAGCTGCTGATTAGACAAGGACTTTTGCAGCGTCTTTTAATTGATGCCAAAGACGAGGATGGGCCAGAGATTGCCTTCGAACCGGATGAAGAGCTTTTAGATCTGCTTGCCGAAGGCAAGATAGTCCCCTTTAAAAAGACCCGGATCCATTGATGGCTAAGTGGGCTGAAGCTGATTGGCACCCGTCTCCCCCTATCCACGCAAATATGGTGGACAAGCCGCCTCACTATAACTCTGCAAATATCGAGTGCATCGAGGCTATGGAAGCTATGTCGGAAGGCGCTGATATACCCAGCCATCAGGCATATTGCTGGCAAAACTCTTTTAAATACCTTTGGCGCTGGCCGTACAAAAATGGCCTTGAAGATTTAAAAAAGTGCCGTTGGTATTTGGATCGACTTATCAAAAAACTAGAGGCAGAACGATGATAACTCAAGATGATATTGATGATTGCGCGGCAGATCGGCTGGCAGGAATAATCGAAGCTTTTAAGCAGGTAAAAGACCTGCCTGATGATCCTGCAGACGAATATTGGGATTGCACCCCACTGCAGATGGTACGAGAATTTGCCACTTCTATGGATCATCCTTTGGACGAGAATTGGTACTTTAACATTAAGCTAGAGGATATGCGCTTTGGCTTAATTCGAGAAGAGTTTGGCGAAGTATCCGACGAGAGTGACGCGGGGAATCACCCAGCGGGTATGCTTAAGGAATTAGCTGATCTCATCTACGTGACGTATGGATATGCAGCCACTTACGGATGGGATCTCGATGAGGCTGTCCGACGAGTTCACGTCAGCAACATGTCCAAATTAGGACCAGACAACAAACCCCTAAAACGTCCAGATGGCAAAGTTTTGAAGGGGCCGAATTATAAAAAACCAGACCTATCAGATTTAGTTTGAGGGAGCAGACATGAAAAATCATTACGGGCCTACGCTGGGTATCTCTGAGGAAATACATAGTATGAAATATCGCTCAGAAGGGGAGACCTTTACTGAAGCTATGACAAGGGTTGCCGAAGCGCTTAAAGACGATGAGGCGCATTTTAATAACTTTAGAAACATACTTTATAACCAGAGATTTCTTCCAGCCGGGCGTGTGCAGTCCGCTATGGGCGCACCGCGCACGGTGACGCCATATAATTGTTTTGTCAGCGGCACTATCCCAGACAGCATGGGAGGTATAACTGGCGCGGTTGGAGAAGCTGCCCGGACGATGCAGCTGGGTGGAGGCATTGGCTATGACTTTAGCACGATCAGGCCATATGGGGCCCATATCAAGAGTTTGGATAGCAAGTCATCTGGCCCACTGAGCTTTATGGGTATCTTCGATGCGACCTGTAAAACTATCGCCAGTGCAGGACACAGACGTGGCGCTCAAATGGCCGTTATGCGGGTGGATCACCCCGATATTGAAAAATTCATCCGCGCAAAAAACAACGATACAGAGCTCACACAGTTTAACATGTCTGTGGGCGTCACTGATAAGTTTATGGCGGCGGTTAAAGCCGACACTGACTTCGATCTGGTGTTTGAGGGTACAGTCTACAGCACGATTAATGCCCGAGCCTTGTGGGATGATATCCTACGCAGCACATGGGATTGGGCTGAGCCGGGTATCCTATTTATTGACCGTATTAACCGCAAAAACAACCTGCATTATTGTGAGCATATAGCTGCGACCAACCCTTGTGGGGAACAGCCTTTGCCGCCCTATGGGGCGTGTTTACTTGGGTCTTTCAATCTTGCTCAATACGTTCAAATGACGCCTGACGGTAACTACTCCTTTAACATGCTAATGCTTAAGAACGATATTCCGCATGTTGTTCGAGCAATGGACAATGTTGTGGACAAAGCAACTTACCCGCTGCCCCAGCAAGAGAAGCAAGCCAAGGACACGCGCCGAATGGGGTTAGGTGTAACTGGCGT